GGGAAGTATAATATAAATATTATATTAGAATACTATGGAAGCGATTGAACTCCTCAGAAACAAGTTTGGTGTTAGCCAAAAATATAAGTATGAAGTAAAAGATGGAGAAGAAACAATATTAGAAATATATTGGCATCCTTTGACTATTGCAGAAAGAGAATCAATAGTTGCAAAATCAAAAGCAGATGATGGAAATGAATTTGCTTTAAATCTTATGATTGAAAAAGCATTAGATGAAAATGGTAAAAGATTATTTCAAGATGGTCATAAGGCATCACTAAGAAGAGAAGTAAATGCAACTATTTTGCAAGATATACAAATGGCGATGATGACATCGGGAGAAGAATTAAAAGTGGAGGAAGCGAAAGCAGCATTAAAAAGCTAATAAAGATTGGTACTTTATGTTTTTCTTAGCTAAAGAGTTAGGAATGACAATAAAACAACTTACAGCAAATTTAACTAAAGAAGAATTAGTATCTTGGGCTGCATTTTTTGAATTAAAACATGAGGAAGAAGAGAAATATAAAGAACAAGTGCAAAAAAAACAAGCCATGAAACCCAGAAGGAGGTAAGATAGGGGTAATTTATTGGGTCGAGTAAATGGCAGCAGAGTACGGAATTAATATTAATGTCAGGACTAAAGACGAACAATTAAAGAGATTACAGAAGGAATTAAATAAAACAGATGCTACTGTAAAAAAATTAGCAAATTCATTAGAAAGAATAGAAAAAAAAGGTAAAGCAGGTAGTGGTAGACCTGGTGGTCCTTTTTCTGCTGAAGCTATTACAAAAAGAAAAGAGTTAGCAAAAGCAACTAAAGAAGCTGCAAAAACATTTGAAGAATATACTAGAGGTGCTCTAAATTTCGATGGAGCAAATAGAAAAGGTATTACATCTACAAGAGAATTAGCAACAAGAATGAAAGATGTTGCTGCTTCTGTTGGTATTACAAATGAAAAATTTGCGTTATTTACTGCTGGTTTTACAAAATTAAATTTTTCAGCACAGCTTAAATCTCTTCAAAGATTTAATGAAAGTGCAAAGATTACAGCATCTACATTTGGTGCAATGGGTTCTAAAAATGTTCCTGGTGTAACTGGTTTTAGTAATGCAGATATATCAACACTTTTAAACTTTGCTCCTGCTAATACTATTAGTGCTATTGAAAGATATTTAGATACTTTAACTGGCGTAAGAAAACAGTTAGATATATCAGAGAAAGAATATAAAGATGTAACTGGAAGAATTAAAGAAATGAATAAGGCTTTAGAACAACAAAGGAATTTATTAAGAGAAAATACTAAAGAAGGTAAAATTAGTAGACAAATGCGGTCTGAAGCAAGAGATATTAGACAAAGGATTGCTGAAAGTCCTCGTGGTAGATTTAGAAGATTTGTAAGAGGTAGGACTGCTGAAGATAGAAGAATAAGAACTCAAGTAGGTTCTAGTGCATTAATTGGTGGAGCTTTTCCCTTGTTATTTGGTCAAGGTCTTGGTGCTTCTGCTGGTGGCTTTGCTGGTGGTGCTGGAGGTGGAGTAATAGGTGGACAAGCTGGATTTGCATTATCTCTTGTTGGTACTCAATTAGGTGCTCAATTTGATAAGTTGGCTCAATCAGCAATGGAGCTTGGTAAAGCATTAAGGAATCCTATAGAGAATATTGATTTACTTATTCAAAAATTAGGTGCAGCAAATACACCTTTTGCGGATACTGTTGCCACTTTAAAAAGTTTAGGACTTGAAGCAGTTGCAGCACAACAAGTTTTAGATCAATTTAATAAAACATTTGGAACAAATAAACAAACTTTAGATTCTTTATCAGAAGAATCTATAAGATTTGAAAATGAATTACAAAAATTAGGAACAGGTATGGCTATGTTTGTAGCTGGACCTTTAACATTTTTCTTAGAAAAAATTAACAGAGCATTAGGTTTTCAAACTGTTAGTGGATTGAAAACTGAGGCACAGTCACAAGCTGTAAAAGAAGCTAGAGCAAAGGCTAATGCATTTAATCAACCTGGAGGCAAAACAACTGGTAATCCAATTTTAGACTTTTTGGGGCCAGGTCTTGCTCTCTTTGGTGAGAGTTTTACTAAGGAGGGTGAATTAAGAGATAGACCCGAAGTTAAAGCAAGAGCCTTTGAAATATTTGAACAGGAAATGAATAAAATAGGTTTAGGTGGTACAGAAGGAACAAGAAACTTTGCTAATGAAGATTTACAAAAATTAATTAAAGAAAGAAGAGATTTTGAATTGTCTACATTACAAAGTCAATTAGAAATACAACAAAAGAGTTTGACATTCAGAAATGAAGATTTAGATGTATTAAAGAAAAGAATTGATTTAGCAAAAATAAATGAACAAATTACAGTAAAAGAAAAAAATCTATCAGGTCTTTTAACTGACGAAGCAAGGAATCAAGTTCAATTTGAATTAGACAAACTTAATATTCAAAAACAAATTAGTGAAGAATTATTGAATCAATCAATAATTATGGCTGACCCCGTACAAGCTGCATTGGTTGATTTAAATAAAGAAATGGAAAAATTTAATGATATGAGATTTCAAGCAGTAGAGTTTGCGAAAGCATTTGGAGGTGCTTTTGAAAATTCATTTAAAGGAATAATAAAAGGAACAATGAGTGTTCAAGATGCATTTAGAAGTATGTTTATGCGTATTGCAGATCATTTCTTAGATATGGCTGCACAGATGATGGCTACACAAATACAACGTGGCATTTTAGGAATGTTTAGTAATTTATTTAATCCAATTTCTTTAGGCAATGATGTTCAAGGATTTGTCGGAGGACAAACTCCTTTATTAGCTGCAAATGGTGGTCCTGTTGGAATGAGAAAACCTTATATTGTTGGAGAACGTGGACCAGAATTATTTGTTCCTAATCAATCAGGAAATATTATTCCAAACCATGATTTAGCTGGTGTTGGTGGAGGTGGTACAAATATTGTAGTGAATGTAGATGCTTCTGGTTCTAACGTAGAAGGAGATGAAGATGAAGGTAGAGCTTTAGGTGTTGCATTATCAGCAGCTATAGAGACAGAATTGATTAAACAAAAAAGACCTGGAGGTTTACTTGCATAATGGCTACTTTTCCATCAATCACACCAACATACGGACAACAAAAAAGATCCGCACCACTAACTAGAACAGTTCGTTTTGCTGATGGCTATGAACATAGAATTTTATTTGGACTTGCTGCTCATCAAAATCCTAAGATATTCAATCTTACTTTTAATGTATCGGAAACAGATGCGGACACCATAGAGGGCTTCCTTGATAGTCGTGCCAATGATAGTGCCAGCTTTACTTTTACTCCACCAGGAGAAGGTTTTACAAAAACAGGAACTTATTCTCAATCAGGTACTACAGTAACAATTACTATTTCAAGTCATGGTGTAGCTGTAGGAGATGAACTTACTATTGATTACACTTCTGGATCGGCAACTGATGGTACATTTCTTGTCGCTTCGGTAACTGATTCAAACGTTTTTACTGTTACTGCTGCTGCCAGTGCTACCAACAGTGGAAATGTTTCAATTACTTTATCTGGTGCAAGTCAATTTGTTTGCGAAGGTTGGTCAAAATCTATACCATATAACAATAGAGCTACGATCCAAGCAACATTTAGAGAGGTGTTTGAACCATGAGCAGTTCTGCTATTGTTAGCAATCTTCAGAATACAAATCCGTCAGCAATAATTGAACTTTTTACCTTACAACTTGATAATAATTTGCATGGTGCTACTACTATTTACAGGTTTCATGCAGGTAGTAGTCTTAAAGATAATGGAGAAATAGTCTGGGCTGGTAATAGTTATCAAAGATTTCCAATAAAAGCTGAAGGTTTTGCTTTTAGACAAGGGCAGTTACCTAGACCTACATTAACTGTCAGTAATGCACTAGGAACTATCACAGCTATTTTACTTAATGTAAATACAACAACTGCTGGTAATGATCTTACTGGTGCAACTGTTACTCGAATAAGAACACTTGCAAGATTTTTAGATGCCGTTAACTTTCCTGGAGACATAAATCCCTATGGAACACCAGATAACACAGCAGAGTTTCCGCAGGAAATATATAAAATTGATAGAAAATCAGCAGAGAATAGAGAAGCTGTACAATTTGAATTAGCTTCAGTACTGGATCTCGCTGGTATTCGTGCTCCTAATAGACAATGTACTAGAGCCGAGTTTCCTT